CGACGGTTTTATGAAAAATCCTCGCACGCGACTTTTTGACACCCCATGAAACTCCGTGACCGGCTATCGGACCGAGAAATCGCGCAACTTCACCTGGAAGCGTATCACGCCATGCTGCCGCCCTACGACCTGCTCAAGCCGGACCAGGATCTTTTGCCCCCGCCGGTGGTGGCGGGGCAAACGCTGCACCCGGCGTTCTGGTTCGCCGGCCAGCTGTTACAGGAGGGCGAACCGCTCACCGCGTTTTTCGTCCGGGGAAAACTGACATGGCTCTTGACTTCTACGGAAACTCTGGCACTGTAAGGGGCGACATGAAATACCACCTTGTGACTTATACTGATATGAACCACTACCACGTTTACGCCAGCCACGAAGCCCGGGCCACCGCGCTCATTTCCGAGTTGACGGACGCCGGGCTTCGCATCATCGACCGCGTCGGTTCGGAAATCCTCGTCGAGGGAACCGCGGACCAAATCGCACAATTCATCTCAAACCATCGAGCGGGCCTTGACATCCCGCCAATCTATGGCACTGGTAAGGATAGAATATGAACATCTACCTCATCGAACGAACCGACTGCTGCGACTACGACGAATTTGACTCGGCGGTTGTCTGCGCCGAGGACGAGGAATCCGCGCGGGACCGGCACCCGAATGGGAGCCAAGTGGACTGGGCAGCTCTCCCGAAGTGGGGGACCTGGGTGACGAGCCGGGACATGGTAACTGTCCGGCTCGTAGGAGTGGCCGCGCCTTTTTCGGTGGCGGGGGTTATCCTCAGCTCTTTCAACGCCGGCTGAAACCATCAAACCAAATGAACGACCTAGCTACAATCCAACGAATCAACAACGCCATCGAATCCGCCAAGCAGCGGAAACTCGCCAAGGCGACGAACGCCCGCAAGAAAACCGTCAAGGCCACCGCGGAAGCCCGCGCTGCCGCGGAGCGCAATCGCACCGGGAGGGGAAACTAATGGGCCACTACGCCAGCGAGATGTGTTGCCCCGAGGACCGGTCAAAGAAGGACCCGGGGGAAATCGACCAGCTCGAACTAGACTACGCCCTGGGGCAGCGGCGGTTCGTGCGCCACCTGGACGACTGCATGCGCATCGTGAAGGTGGTGCGCGCGGCCGGCGCCGAGCTGATGCACTACCAAGCGGAGCGCATCTGGCAGTGGCATAGCGATAGTCGGAGCGTCCCGTGGGTGAGCGTAGCGGCTTGCTCGGACCGGGACATCCTGGGGGCGGTCCGCGCGTTTATCAAACACCACAACCGACTCGACTCGTGAAGACCAAAGCCAAGAAGAAATTGCGAAAGCGCATCGCGCGCAAGCTGGCCACCGCCTTGCCCGCGACGCCGCTCCGCATCGAGGTCTCCCATCTCACGCACTGGCGCACCAAGACCGGCGAGGTGTTGCCTTTTCGCGACATGGAAATCAATCACCTGCTCAATGCGCGCCGGCTGGTGAGCCGACGCATCGCGCGGATGATAGAGGTGGAAGCGGCCATGGCGCGTGAGGTGGCGCTCCGGCTACTCGCCCAGCACGACGACAAAGGGAAGTATCCGGCGCCGGACCCGGGCGACGCGCGGGACTGGTGGGATGCCTACGGGTGGAACGGCGAAACGCCCATACTGAGCTAGACGACATCGCAAAATTATGACGACCATGACCATGGCTGAAGTGGAAGCCGCCTTCAGGGCGGACCTGAAGGCGCTGCTCTTGAAGTGGAACGCGGAACTTTCCGCCGAGGACCACTACCCAGGCTGGCCGGAGTGCGGCGAGGACGTCCGCATGACCGTGACGGTGCCCGCCATCTACGAGGCCGGCGAGACGGTGCGCGAGTGGACCAACATCGACCTGGGGAGGTGCGTGTGAAACAGCTCGGTCGCGGGCTGTTCGCCCTTGTGGGCCTGCTAGTGGTCTTTGCCGCAATCCTCGCGCCGGGGCTACTGGCTGCCTACGTGCATTGGACTTTTTTGTTCCTTTACGTTTTGCCCATCGCGTATATACTGGGCGACGAGGACCTTTGACGGGCTATTGAAATGAGAACCTTCGTATGAGTGACCTGTTGCAATTTATCAAGGAAACCGAGGCGGCGCATTTTCGCACGGTCCACGACACGGGCGCGAATCTGAACGCGCTTCTCGTTTGGAATCTCGTGCGTGAACACGCCGGCTTGCCGCGATTGCGGCTGAGCGACCTGCGGTCGTATTGTTCCAAGTGCGCTTGCTACCACACTACCCCGCATTGCCATTGAGGACCTTCGCATATCTGCGCGTCAGCACCAAGGAACAGCTCGACATGAACGGGCTGGACCGGCAGCGCGACGCGGTGCGCGCGTATGCGGACCGCGCCGGGTTCACCATCGCGCGCACGTTCGAGGAACAACAGTCCGGCGGCGCGGCGTTCGAGGACCGGCTCATGCTAATTGAGATGCTGGAACTCGCGGTAGCCTGCGACGTGGGCGCCATCATCGTCGAGCGCGCGGACCGCGTGGCGCGCGACCTCATGGCCCAGGAACTTTTTTTCGTGAAGTGCCAGGAGCAGAACGTCAAGGTGTTCGCTGCGGACACGGGCCAGGAGCTTACCTGCAAGGACGGCGACCCGACCCGCGTGTTGCTGCGGCAACTGCTCGGCGCGCTGGCGCAGTGGGAGAAGGCCGTCATTGTTAAGAAGCTGCAAGACGGCCGGCGGCGCACGGCGGCGAAGACCGGCCGGCCCTGTGGCGGGCCGCGGCGGTTCGGGGATAACCCGGACCCGGCCGAGAACGCAGACGAGCGGCATATCCTCGTCGTCATCCGCGACCTGCGCCGGCGAGGGATGACCTATCAGGTCATCGCGGAGCGGCTGCGGCAGCTCGGGCACCGGGCGCCGTCGGGCCAGACTTACTGGCATTCCAGCACCGTGATGAGGCTTGACAAATCACCAGAACCGCCCACTTCTTAGGTGGCACTATGAATTTTTTCGCCGAGCCTCCAGCTAACGCTGGTCGTCGAAGGTCCTGCCCCCAGGATTCGGTAACGGGGCAGGCGGTCAGGGGCACCGCATTCCAGCCAAAGAAAGTCTCCACCAATTTGACGGGACGAAGCGTTTTGGCCGAGCACCTAAATGGTCCGGCAAGGGGCGTTGAGTCTTCGGACCGTCAGCGGGTCAATGATGACAGCGGGGTATTAAGCCCGCAGCCCGTCATCCGAGGCAGCCTGCGTCAGTGGCTTAAACAACGCGCCCCTTACTTTCTATGCGCGGGTTGGACAACCTGAAGCTGTGGTTCCTCCTAACGGTGATGCCGACCGTCGTCGCCATCGGCGAGGTCTGGCTGGCCCTGCGGCGCCGGCCACGCAACACCTACCTCGTCGCGCTGGGCCAATGTTACTTTCGGCTGGCCCGTGCGCTGAAGAAAATCCGGTGACCCGTGGCGCTCCCCGATTCACACCCGGCCAAAGGTTTGCTTCGCGAGACCGCGAAGCTGGTGCATGCCGGCGAGATTTTCGATGCGGCCCGGCTCGTGCGCGCCTGGGCGGCGCAGACGACGCCATCGGTCGCCAAGCAGTCGGTGGACACCAAAGCAAAAGCATTTGAACTCCTCAACATTCTTCTCCACTGGGCGCTGGCCAACGGGGCTTTTGAAGAAGCCGCACAGCTTCTCTGGACTCCCAACCAGTTCGACCCCCGACCCAATCATACGAAGCGGGTATGGTCTGCGGTGGACGAGCACGACTTTGGACTCCTCATGGGCGCCGGCAAACAGTCGAAGTCGTTCAGCATGGCCATTCGGTTTTTCCTCGAATGGTTGCGCGACCCGGAATACACCTCCGTCCGCGTGCTCGGCCCGAGCGAGGACCATCTTGAGGCCAACCTTTTTTCGCACCTAGTCACGTTGCACCGGGAGTCCGCCATCCCGCTCCCGGGCGAAATCGGCAAGCTGTTCATCGGGCTCGACCTTCGCAAGCGGCGCGGGTCCATCAGCGGCGTGGTGATTCCCCAGGGCAAGAAAGCCGCCGGCCGGTTGCAAGGTGTCGCCCGCTTCCGGCGCAAGGAATCCCACCCCGAGTTCGGCGAGACGTCGCGGCTGTTTGTGTTCGTGGACGAAATCAGCAACCTTCCCAAAGGCCTCTGGCACGACATCGACAACCTGCTCTCAAACACGTCGAAGCGCGGCGGGCTGAAGGTCTATGGCGCGTTCAACCCCGACGACCGGAACAACGACGTGGGCATCCGCACTGAGCCACAATTCGGTTGGTCCTCGTTCGACCCGGAGCTGCACTTCGAATGGATGTCCACGCGCGGATGGTTTGTGGTGCGCCTGGACGCGATGCAGTCGGAGAACATCAAGGAGAAGCGCGAGGTTTTCCCCGGCATGCAGACCTACGAGGGCATGCTGCAAATCGTGGCCAATGCCGGCGGGCTGGACTCGCCCGGCTACTGGACGATGGTGCGCGGCTGCTACCCGCCCATCGGTGTGGCGCTGGCGGTCATCCCGCAGGGTCTGACGGTCAACCTGAAGTGCGATGTGATTTGGTATGATACTCCGGAGCCCTGCGCCGGCGCAGACTTGGCCCTGGAAGGCGGCGACGCCTGCCGCTTCTGTGTGGGTAAGTTCGGACGCGCGAGTGGCGTAAAGCTCGGCCCAAGCCTGCTGCACCCCGAAGGCGAAACGATTTGGTTCACGGACCGCAACGGGCACAAGGCCCCCAAGCAACTCCTGCTCGGCGAGAAAATTTTCCCCATGGCCAACGGCGACACGTTCGCGGTCGGCGACGAAATCGTTCGGCTCTGTCGCGCGCTGAAAATCAAGCCGGAGCACCTTGCGCTGGACCGGACCGGCAACGGCCAGGGCGTTTACGATTACCTGCGCTCGCGTTGGTCCCCCGGCATCATCGGGGTGAATTTTTACGAGGGCGCGTCCGAGCAGCGGGTGTTCCTCGAGGATGAAGACTCGGCCAAGGAACTTTACGACCGCGTCAACTCCGAGTTGTGGTTCGCGCTGCGCCGCTGGCTCGAATTCAAATACATGTTTCTCGCGTTCAGCATGGACACCAGCGAGCTTTTTCCCGAGCTCACCGACCGGCTGTTCCGGATGATTGGAAAAAAGTCCCACGTTGAGTCGAAGAAGGAATACAAGTCGCGCCACGGCGGCAAGTCGCCGGACTCCGCGGACGCGTTCACGCTTTTGCTGCACGCCGCTCGCCGTGGGTTCGGGTTCACCCCGAGCATGGCCGGCGACACGAACGTGGAACCCATCGAAACGCAGTCCGAGTGGGACCCCCAGGAAAAAGACATCGGCTGCGACCGGATGAACCGGTTCTACGACCTGGACACCAACTCGGACGACCTCGAATTATGAGCGTGAAATTCAACACTGCACTATTTCCTCCCGGCGGTTGGCAATTCATTGATGCTCAAGGGGTTAAGCATAGAGGTGTTAGCATGGCCCAGCTTGTTGGGCGCGTGTTGAACTATCGGGTCATCAACCACTTGCCCGTCGGCGACCCGGCTGCGGAGGTGAATACTCAGCTCTGCCAGAACTTCCCCGGCTACTGTAAGTCTAACTACGAGAAGAAGTTAAAGCGGGTTATCCCCCAGCCATCCCGAGGATGCACATCATGCGGAAAAAAGCGAAAAACGCCGCGAAAGCCCTGAAAAGAGTGGTCAACGCGGTTGCGGCCGGCTCGACAGTGTTTGTGGGCGAAAAAATCACGGCCCAGCGGTTGGATGCCTGCCACCGTTGCCCGAGCTTTTTGCCGAAAACTGGGCAATGCGCCGAGTGTGGGTGCTTTGTTCGAGTGAAAGCGAAGCTTTCGACCGAGGCTTGTCCGTTGCATAAGTGGCCCTTGACATCTGTCTGAAAAGCTGCACTTAAAGGAGAGATGGAATTTAATAAGGCAGAGCGGATGTATATTGCCCGAAAGCGAAAAATGAATTTGCTTAAGATGGGGCGCCCCTGCTACGACTGCGGGGGGATGTTCTCCCTAGCGGCTATGGAGTGGGACCACGCCCGCGGTGTGAAAGGGTTCAACATCGCGACAGGTTTGAATCGCCCCCTGGAAGAAGTCGTGGACGAAATCGCAAAATGCGACCTTGTTTGCGCGAACTGCCATCGGGTTCGCACTGCCTCCCGTAACACCAGATATGCCCCTTTCACCATCCCAAGCTGAACCCAGTTACCTCAACGAACCCCAGGGAGATTTCAAGGGAGCAGTGTCCCCGCCCGACCTGAGCAAGAACCTGAAGCCCGGCAACCGGGCGATTCGGGACGCGATTCAGGCGAAGAACATCATAATGACGCTGCTCGCCGCCTCGCGCGAGCGCAATATCAAGAACGCACGCATCCAGGCGAAGGTTAACAGCGAGAAGCCGCACCGCACCGACTCGTTGGAGAACGAAGGGCTGGCTTGGAAAGCAAATTTTTCAACGAAGGTCCTCGCGATGCTGGTCGAAAAGGTCGCGCCGCGCTTCGTGCAGGCGGTCGAGGCCACGAAATACATCACCAACTCATCTTTGCCCGAGGACATCGAGGGCGCCGCCGAAAAAACCGAGGCCTTCCGTCGCGAAATCACCTCGACCGCGCGCAACCGACCGGGCTGGCGAGATTTTCTCGGTGACTTGGCGCAGGAGAACGCACTTTTC